GGGGAGAGCCTCTGCGCTACCCCTTGCCCTTTGTTCGTTACAATTTCTTGTGACAACAAAGACTCATCGCCACCTCCGTACCAGCATGCTGGAACGGCGGTTCGTGTATTGACTAACAGAAAAGGGTTCTCTATGCTCTATAGCATCGAAAACCTTTGGACGTTGCTCTGCTAGTGATGACATAGGCAGGTCCCTGGTGCTTTCGGCAAAAAACCGAAGCAACATTGACCAACCGTCCATCACATATGTAGTAGCAGGAGACGTGACATCGGTAACCAAATATTCAAGCTTTTGCAGCTTTTTATTTGTTCGCCGACGTTTCGGTCTCTGTTCTTCTAATACGTAACGCAAACTAGGACACGATAAGTTCATGTCGTCGTCTGGGATGCATCCGTAAACGGAGTACAGCCAACTCACGATTAAATCGTAAGTGCGATAGTATCCTCTATCCCAGAAAGAATTCGCGTAAGCGATCCAACTGGTGTAGACGTTAGGGCTGGGAGATGGTGACCAAACCGTCCGAAAACGGACGGGTGTGACGTTGACACCTTTGAAGGCGTCCATGCCACATGACTCTCTAAAGAGTCCTTTGATGCAACTCTTGTCACGGTTTACTTTTAAACCAAATGACTCCAGTTGTTCGATTGCGTTCGCGGCGTAAGCCGTTGGGACAATCACATCATCTCCATACACATAGATACTCTCTCGAGTATCTGCGTCGTCGGTCGCCGCGGTCAGAATCGCCCAGATAGTGAGTGCAAGAATGGGGAAGCATAAGCTTGATCCCATAGGTGCAAACTTCCTGAGCTTTAATTCCCGACCGTCGGGTAGAACTGTCGATGAAGTCCTGCAGGCTTCCAAGTAGACCATAAGGTCTGCGGGGAAGAGCAGGCGTACTAACGCTAGCGAAACGCGGTCTGATGCCTCATTGAGGTCCAGAGTCGCGTACCGACCGCTCTCACTGCCATATAAGGCAGCGAATCGGTTCGGAGCTTGGTCAGTAAAACGGATATTACCACTCGTTAGTGGATGCCGTTCTACAAGGGTCACTATGGCCCCCCCTAAACCTTGCTGAACCCATTGATAATCAACAGGTTCGCATGATATTAAACGGGGCCCGCGAGAGTCTTTCGGAACAAGGATAACCTTGGCCGGAAGCTCTTTGTCATCAATACGTATAAACGTATCATAACGGTCGCAGACGTGTCCGAGCGAGGCGCAGAAATACGCATCGAATGGATATACGTCTGTGATTTTCCTACTCACGTTCGTCCAAAGGTACTTCCCTGGACCTTGTTGCTTGGTAGCAACAACGCCAGGTCCGTGCTTCGGATGGATTGCGAGCGGGTCAAAACGCGCGAAAAGCTTCGCAAGAAGCTTACGTGCGTCGCGAACGACTGCTACAGGTTCTTTAACTTCTTTATCAGAAGGACGAGACCTACGGCGGCCGCTTTGAAGATAAGAGGCTTCAATCTCAAGAAGCTTTGTCTCCACGGTGATGAGGTCATTTTCAGTTTTTTCAAACTTACTAATGACTTCTTGTTCGTCTTCATCGGAATAGGGCAGCTTGTACTTATAAAATGAGTACAAGATTTGTCTTATTACACCGACGCTAGCTGCACACGGTTGCTCAAGGAGAGCCCCGTTTGGTTGGAGGACTTTACTAAAGAACTCACCGAGAAACCTCGGAAGTTCTGACTCAGATGAGATTCTTTCGAATCCCAATTGAGTAGCGTTTAGTTGAGCCTCTCCAGAGATAGCCTTATCAAAGGCTTTCCCCAGACGTGGTAGGGTTTTTGTAAAGAAACCCATTCCTTCGGCAAGAGCCCTTTTCTTGAC